GACACCGTGATCACCGCGGTCGCGCTCGTCGAGCGAACAGCACAACTCAACATCGCCCCGATCCGCGCACTGCCCGGCGGCCTCGACTACGTCAGGTCAAAGTGGCAGCTCGAACGGTGGGAGCAACAGATCGTCACGAACGCCGTCGAGCACTACAAGCATCGCCGCCGTGCTGCCCATTCGTTGTTCATTCGTGACGGCGCGGAGGAGCGAGCGGCCGCGAAGGCTGCTGCCGAGTACGAACGAAGCCTGCCGCGCTACCGGAACCTGTTCGAGCAACGGCCAGCGTTGCCGCCAGGAGTCTTCGTCAGGCCGTGCGTGGTCACACGCATCACGCGGTGACCCACCAGAGGCGGCTTTTGGTAGCAGCTCCCGCCGACCCCTCGCCCCGTCCGGCGTCCATCCATCCTGGGCCAGTCCGGGTGATCGCGGGGCGGTTCGGCTGATGCCGGGCTACCCGACGCGGGTGCGGCCGAGCTCGGCCGATCGCGGCTACGGGGGCGCCCATGAGGCTGCGCGGAAGCGCCTGCTGCCGTTGGTGCTCGCCGGCGGTGTCCGCTGCGCCCGCTGCGGGGAGCCGATCGTCCCGGGGGAGCCGTGGGACCTCGGCCACAACGATTACGACCGTTCGCAGTACTCCGGGCCGGAGCACGCAAGGTGTAACCGTGCGACAGCGTCGCGGAGGCGCTGGAAGCCGCCGCCGGTCGAGCCGGAACCGGAACGGCAAGGGTTGCCGGCCTCGGATGAGCGGTGGCAGGTGCCGTGGCTGCGCGAGCTGCGACGGGTCCCTGCGGATGCGGTGTGGCCGAGGTACATGACGGTGCCGCACCCGAGGGCTGTCGACTCGATCGGGCCGGCGTTCATCGAGAGCGCCGAGACCCGAGAGGGAGGGCTGCCGCTCAGGTGGTGGCAGAAGCTGGTCGCGACCAGGTTGCTCGAGGTCGACGACGAAGACCGGCTCGTCTGGGAGATCGTGCTGCTGACGATGGCCCGCCAGCTCGGGAAGAGCTGGCTCCTCCGCGAGCTCTTGCTGTGGCGGATCCATCAGGGTGACCGGTTCGGGGAGCCACAAGACGTGCTCCACACCGGCAAGGACCTCCAGGTCTGCAAGGAGGTGCTCCGCCCCGCCCTGTATTGGGCGGAGGAGCAGCCCGGGTACAAGGTCGGCCGCGCGAACGGGGAGCAGTACATCGAGTGGCTCGCCGATCACTCCCGCTGGATGCTGCGGTCGAGAGCGTCGGCTTACGGCTACTCGGTCAGCACCGCGGCGGTCGATGAGGCGTGGGCGGTCGGCCCGCACGTCGTCGATGAGGCACTGACACCAACGATGGTCGCGCGGAAGCAGCCGCAGCTGTGGCTCGTCTCGACGGCGCACCGGCAGGCGACACCGCTGATGCTGCTGCGACGCCAGGTTGCGCTCGCGAACCTCGAGGTCGGCGACGGCGACCTGCTGATCGAATGGTCGGCACCCAGGGGCACCCCGCTCGACGACGTCGACTCGTGGCGGGCGGCGTCACCGCATTGGACGCCGCAGCGGCGACGGCTGATCGAGAAGCAGCTCGAGGCCGTGGAAGCCGGCGAAGCGGAAGTCAGCGAGGACGAGATGGACCCGGTCGAAGCGTTCAAGGCGCAGTGGCGGAACGAGTGGCCGAACCGGCCGGTCCCGACCGGCGCCGGCTCACCGCTGCTGCAACCGGGGCTGTGGGGGTACCTGTGCGAGCCCGGGGTCACGAACAGCGGCGGGTTGTTCGTCGCGGTCGAGGACAACTGGGGGAACGGGGCCGCGGTCGCCGCGGCCGCCAGGACCGCGGACGGCCGGATCGAGGTCGACGGCTGGCTCTGCGACAACTGGGACGCCGCCCTGTTCGACGTGCAGCGCCTCGACGCGATCGCGACGATCGAGCGGCTCCTCGTCGGCGCGTCGATGCTCGACAGCATGCCGCCGGGGATGTCGCCGGTCCCGCATCCCGCCGGGCAGGCGGAGATCCGTGTGGGGCTTCCGTTGTTCCGTGAGTTGGCGGCCGCCGGCGCGCTCGTCCACGATGCGACGACTGAGGAGCTCGACCGGGCGGTGCAGCAGGCGCAGGTGAAAGAGTTGTCGTCCGGCCTCGTGCTTGTGTCGGCAGACGGTTCGCATCTTGTGCGTGCGCTGGTCTGGGCGGTGAGCGCGGCGCATAGGCCGGTGCCGATGCCGACGATCTATTAGCTCGGACGGCTAGTCTCGTCTCGAGCTGACCGAGGCACAACGGAACGCTCGGAGGGCGCCCACCAGGGCGCCCTCTTTCTGATCCGACGCAGGCGGGTTAGTGTCCTTGCGTGCCTCGGCCTCGCAGCTCGACCTCCGCGCTTTAGTGCCGGCCTCCGACTGGTTAGAGCCGTCGGTGGTCGACTACTTGATGACGCAGTTCGGCGGCACCGCCGAGGCCGCCATCGCCGCGATGCAACTCCCGGGGTTCAGGGATGAGTTCCCGCGCCAGACGGGCGCCGCGCTCGAGACCGACCCCAGTGACGGGCACCTCTACATACGCTGGCCGGCTCTTGATCGCGATCGGACCGTCTGGAAGCTGGTCGAGGCGGCGGTTGGGCCGGACTCGCGATACGCCCAGGGCAGCGGTGACGTCGCTGAGTCAGCGAGGCGGAAGCCACGCCACCGGACGCCCGAACAACTCGACATCGAGACGGTCAAGAAGCTCAAGCTCGAGCTCGCCAAGCGGAAGGCCGGCGGACCGCGTGATCCCGAGTACACGCAGGGCGCGATCGCCCAGCGGCTCGGGTGGAAAACAACGCGGGTTCAGCAGGCAGAAGGGCTCCAGAAGGCGGGTTGGGATCTACTGAGAAGTCACCCGGACTTCCTAGTAGACGACGGATTTGTGCGCTGGCCAGGTGTCCAGAAAGCCGCACGGCTACTGGCTTCCGGCCGCACTAGGAACTGACGCTCCGCTTACGTAAGTAGACCCTGCTCGCTGGCGGTGCTTGCTTGAGCGGCCTGATCCGGCGCCGCGGCCCGAGCGCCTAAAGGAGGTGATGGCTCTTCACGCCCGGGCCGTGGTTCCGGTGATGCCGATACCACGCCGGCCGCGTGGCACGCAACGAGAGAGGAGCTCTCGTGAGTACGAATATTGGCACACCGGTCGCACGTCCGACCGTCATCTGTCTCTACGACGAGACGTACATCGCCGCCCCCGACCTGCTCGCGATCGCGAAGCGCAGCCAGCTCGGCGTCTCGACCGTCGTTCGCGTCCTCGTCGCTCAGGAGCGACTCGCGCACTCGAACGGGAAGCTGACGCCGCCCGCGGCGTCCTGGCCGCCCCTGTCGAGGCTCGGGGGTGCGTCATGAGCGGCGGCGGCGAACTCAGACACGCGGAGCGGCTCGTCGTGGACCGCGCGCTCGACACCACGGTCCCCGGCGGGTACCCGCTCGACCGGCTCGTCGCCGGGATGAAGGAGACGCGGTGCGCTCTCGGTCTGACCCAGGCGCGGCTCGCGCGTCTTGCGGGGATGTCGCAGGGCAGGGTCTGGCGGGTCGAGAACGGCAGGTCGCGCGAGTGGCGTTCGGGCGTGCGGCTCCGGCTCGCGCTGACGCTGCTCGAGCTGTCCGTCCCGCCCGAGGACCTCGATGCGGCCGTCGAACGGGTAGATCGTGCGGTCGGCGCCGCGCTGACGCAGCCGGTCTGCACGACTTGTGAGGAGATGGCGTCATGAGCGGCGACGGCTGGGACGAGCTCCTCGACGGGCTCGACGACGACACCGCCGGCGAGAACGAGTGGGGCCACAACTTCCCGTTGGAGATCGGCACGACGTTCGTTGGCTGGTGGAGAGGACAGGACACCCACCTCAACAAGGACAACGGCCGCTCCTCGCCGGTCTACCTGCTCCGTGACCGTGACGGCGTGGACGTGTTCATCTGGGGCGCTCGTGCGCAGCTCGACAGGAAGATCGCGGCCGCCGCCCCGAACGAAGGCGACCGGATCGCGATCCGCCGCGAACCCGACGGGGAAGCGGAGCCGGGGATGAACCCGCCGTGGCGGGTGAGGGTGGCGGTGCTCCCGGGTGAGGGGTCGATGCCGTCGCCGGCGCAGGCCGGGGAGAGCGACGAGCCGGCGGCGATCGGGGAGCCCGGACTCGACGTTGACGCCGACCCCGGCTTCGACATCGACGAGTTGTTCTAGGCCATGGGCGATGAACGACTCCGGACTCTCGAGGCCAGGCTCGGTGCCT